AGGTCTTGTTTCCTATTACCCTTCTTATCAGCTCTAAGGATATACTTGATAGCATTACCTAAAGAGAATCCTAAGTCGTAGTCTTCGATGATATCAATCACCTCAAACTTATTACCTTGGTAATGATCAGGATGATTAACCATCTCTCTTTCTAGTATCTGTTTCATAACCTTATGTGCTCCATAAGGATCATCTTCTTTTAAAGTAGATCCTTTTAATCTTTCATTAATTTCCTCAGGAGTTAAAGATACAGTAGTAAGTTCTACGTCTAACTGTTTTTTCATTTCTTTATCTGTTAATGTGTTATGAAAATAACTAGCTTGTTTTCTTCTCTGCATCTCTGCTTGATTCGCTTGATGCATTTCTTCTTCTATTTGATTAATGTCCTGTCGAGCCATGTCCATCTGTTCCTCTTTGTGTTTCTGATAATTCATCTACTTCTTTATACTGTATCAATGGTACAGGCATGATTACTAACTGAGCAATACGATCACTTACTTGATAAATTGTATTATCAGGAGTTCTAGAGTTAAAATTAAATGTAACCATAATCTCACCTCTATAACCACTATCAATTACACCCACTGAGTTAGCCATTGATAAATTGTAGTTACGTACAGAGGAACGTGGGAACACAAGTCCCACCATTCCTTCAGGTATCTCTACTGCAATACCTGTACCATATACTACTTGACCATCTCTAGATAGGTCAACTGTTGTAGCTACAAGATCTGCACCTGCATCTCCTGGCTTCCCAAACTTAGGCTTCTGTGCCTGTGGGTTCAACTTCTTGAAGTGTATCTTCATTTTCTGTTTCGTTTATTTCGTTTACGTTATTAATTTTATCCACAATATCCTGACGTAGCTTGTCAAAGAATTCTTCATTATCTTCTAATAAAGCTCTAAACTCATCAAGCTCATACTTGATTTCATTGTAAGTGATAGTCTTACCATACTTACGCAAGATTGCAAGATCACTAGCCATGTCCATGATCTCTAACATACGATCAATACCTACACCAAATAAGATCTCAAATTCTACACCTTTGAATGGAGGAGCCATCTTGTTCTTGATAGTCTTAATCTTAGTTAGATTGCCATAAGCTTCTGTACCTTCTTTGGCAACAGTCTTACTTACCTCTACACGAACATCTGCATAGAACTTTAACGCATGACCACCCTGAGTTGTACGAGGATCGCCAAACATAACACCAATCTTCTCACGATACTGAGATACAACAATAACACATGTCTGATGCTTAGATAGAATACCTTTCAGCTTAGGATACACATCACTGTTAAGCTTAGCCTTGCGACCAATAGAACTATCACCTACCTCACCATCAAGCACCTTCTTAGGGATCAAAGATGAATCTGAGTCAATGATCACAAGATCAATCTCTCCAGTGTTAATCATATCCATAGCAATTTGGAAACCCTCCTCACCACAAGTTGGCTGAGCAATTAACATGCTAGCAATATCAACACCTAGAGCAGTGAAGTAATTAGGATCAACAGCATGCTCGCCATCGATGTATAACACCTTGCCACCTGCACTCTGACAGTTAGCTACAGCGTGACCACAGATAGTAGATTTACCACTACCTTCCCAGCCTACTAGTTCATAAAGTTTACCTTTAACAAAGCCACCAACACCTAGAGCGATGTGGTCAAATGCAATTGATCCTGTCGAGATAAGATCATATTCGTTGTGGTTTTTATCACCTAGTGATAAGATAGTACCAACGCCATACTTTTTGTTGAGGGCGTCTAATGCGTCCTCTAGCTTAGATTTACCTGAAGCTACTTCTGTTTGCTTTTTTGCCATTTCGTTTATTTTTTGTTGTATTAAAGTTACAAATAATTCATTGAAAATAAAATAGCCTAGACGCAAAACATCTAGGCTATAAACAAACTCCAATCTAAATACTAATCTTTAGATCCCTTCACCCATTTAGGGGTGTAAGGACAATTTTTACACTTATTACCACAGCAGATACCTCTGCTTGCTAAGAATTCTCTAGACAAGCTCGCAGGCACCTCCACCACAGGCGACTGATTCGTTAAAGTTAACTGTGTCATCTGCTTCTTTGATTTTAGTAATATCAATCTCTTTAAGTTCACTAATAAGTGAATTATATTTCTCTTCAGATATGTCCTCAAATGGAGCTTGCTGATATGTTCCACCCCAATAAGGTAGTACAGATAGTCCATTATAGAATTCACGATTCTCCCACATCCAATCACCTACAATTTCCCATTCACCTTCTTTGATAGAGATGGTAGCACTTACGTTGTGAGTGTTATCACCATGTATATGTCCTGCATTAATCCAATCAGTAGAGAAATGTTTAACACGCTCTAGTGTATCGATAGCTGTCTCAGTACGAAGAATAGAATTCTCTGGTGCCTTCACTGGAATACGTACACACACTGTATCTGCAGGGCGTAATACATCATCTTCTACTAACTCAGGGTGATTAGTCATTAGGTATTGTGCAATGTCTTCGTTCTTATTGAAACGCATTGTACGTAAATAGTAATCATTATGCCAAGCATGGATACCTGATGCTGTTCCCAACACTAGAGATGTAGTACCTGAAGGCTTAACACAACTAATACGAGCTGCTTCATTGATGCCTGTTCTTTCAGAAATCATTTGGTTAACCTTCTTAGCAATGTGTGCTGCCATCTTTAAGTCATACTTCATGATTTCACCAGATCCAATACCAGTCATACCAATTCCTAAAAGTGCGTCATGTTGAGTAGTTTTAGCCCAGATAGGACGAAGGTAATGGAAGTCAGTAAATCCTGCTTGTAAGGTACCAAAGAACGCAGCTGCACCTACACGATTGTTAAGGTCATACTGATCTTCTATGTCACTTACATTTACTTCACAAAGATTACAGAATTGGTAAGGGCGTAAAGCAATCTCACAACATGGGTTAGTTCCCCAGTCTTGGTTGTTACTCCAGTACAATCCTGGTTCTCCTGATCCTGATGCTTCTACACGTTTCCATAGAGCAAAGAACTCTTCTTTACTCACTTCACCACGTTTCAATACAGCTGAGTTGTTAGCACGTCCACGCTGCTCGTTAGTCTCCCACCAGTTACCATACTTACATGTAATCATTTCTTCGTCATCATGATCAAACAAAGAAATCATTGCACTACGACGAATACCACCTGCAAGTACAGAGTTAGCGATATGACATAAGATATCATGACACTCTAGAGAAGATAATGTTTCACCTGGCTGCTTTCTATCAAGGATAGCTTGTACGTGTGCTAAGCATAACTTCAATGGCTCTGGTCCTGGTGCTTTACCACCTGCTGTAACTAGACGTGCACCTTTCTCACGAATTGCACGAAAGTCAAACTTTGGTAAGAAAGATCCTTCAAGATAAGCTTTCATTAACACCTTCACTGCATCAGCCCAGCCCATAATACTATCCTCGATGAGGTATGTACGAGCTTTACCTGGTTTAGTAATGTCTGGTAGTTCACTAACATGATGGCGTTGTACACTATATCCTACACCTGTACCACCTAGTAATAAGAACATAGACTCTGAGAAGCTATGTAAGCTATCGATAGGTAAGTAACAACAATTGTAGATACGAGCGTTGTTAACTTCAGCTGCAGGACCTGCAAACTGTAATGCTCTCATAGAAGGCAAGACTTTCTTGTCTCTGATCATTGGAATAGACTCCTTGATTGACTCCTCTAAATAAGGATACTTCTTGATCATCATAGCCTCATAACGACCAATGATCTCATCCCACGTTTCTCTTCTGTTTAGCTCAGGGATGTACTTGGCGTACTTGCTAAACACTGTAATTTTACTCAAGGCTTCTAGTCCTAAATCCATATGTTTAATTATTTATGTGTGTTTAAAAAATAAGGGCTACAAATGTAACTTTGTAACCCTTACCAAACAACCACTTTTGAAAATTAACTTTAACTATTTTCCTTATCACTAACTGATTTAGTTAACATAGATTCAAGCTGTTTAATGGCTGTTTCTACAGCATTTTTATCAGCATCTTTTCTATTTTTATACGTCTCACTTGAGCCACTAGTAGCTACATCAGTCATTATAGAATATGTGAATTCTAATGTGTCAGGAGAACTTGTAATATTGATATACAAGTTATGATCATCAAAGAACTCGAATAGGTTTCTAGGATTACCATCGATGATTGCAGCGATCTTTTCGTTATCCATACCTTGTTCTCTAATGAACTCTTTGAAGTCTTCAGGTAAACTTTCGTTATTTAAAGATTCAATCATTACATCCAAGTAGTAGCTAGCAATTAGCTTTGCGATATTTGGATTCTGGTCCAGTAATTCTAGTCCTTTCATACTTCTTCTATTTGTTTAATTTTATCTAAATCTAAAACTTCGTTCTCTATATCAAAACCATCCCATACTTCCATATCTTCTGTAAACTCCATGTCGAGTCTATCTTCCCAGTAGCTACGTAGATCGTCTGTTTTGTTAAAGATTCTAAACTGTAGAGATATCTCATCTCTATGTAATCCATTCTTGATAATCTTGATAACTTTAGGAAACGAGTCTTGGAATTCTTTAGAAGTTCGAGAATACAAACCTTCTCTAACCAAAGCAAAATCCTTCTTCCATTTCTTATCTAGTGTGTACACAACGACAACAAATCCATCTTCATAATCGTAATCATCGATGATTTGTTTAGTACGCTCTGCTTCACCATCTAAGAATTCTCTAAACTTATCAAGGTTACTAGGCTGGAATAAGAGATATACAGCATTTTGATACTGTACATCTCTTCTAACATCACTCATATAACCATTCAAATAACCATTTTCCTTGAGCTTATCTCTATTAATCTTGAGAGTGGGCACCATGAAAATACTAGTGATTGTTTTCTTTAATTCCATTTATTCTTTAATGTTTACAACTCCTCCACTTAAGTAATTCTTACGAGACATGCTCCACGTATCGTTCTCAATAGCCCACTTCAGGTTATCGATTGTTTCTAAGACGCCTGGATACTTGTATCCTCTGTGTTCAAAACCATCTCTAGCATTTGTCATGTCTTCTGTATCTAGTGTATAGATGAGAGGACTAAAATAGTTAGTGCTATCACAGACAATAAACTTTGGATATGCTACATAATACCCTTGATCTACCAAGTCTTTAAAATGATAATGTGCTGCATGCCAGTACAAGAATGCTTGGATGTAAGCTCTACGATAAAGATAATATTCTTTGTAGAAACCTTCAACAGACCATGTGCACTTTAAGTCATACACTTGAATGGTTTTGTTCTCATGATCTACAATCACCTTGTCCATCATACTCTTAAATAGATGACCATGCACTGTATAACCTTCTACCTGCAGCTGGTTATGTACATCGTATCTAGATGTCTTATCTTGATTGACAATGTACATAGTAGTTGGATTAGTTTGTAATTCTGTCACAATTTTTTCACAATTTGTGACATCATTGATACTAACAACTGTCATACCTTTGCTTCTAACAAGCATAATCTCATCAAAATATGCTTCTGCATCAGAGTCTATGAATTTCTTCATAACAGCTTCATAAGTAATCTTGAACCCTGAATCTTTGTAGGCGTCTTGAGCTATCTCAGCAAACTCACGAGTGATTTCTCCAGTTTCGTTGGTAGCCTCTTTCATGTTCTTGTATAAAGCTTCCACAAAATCAAGCATCAACCCTGTTGGTATACCTTGACATGTAGACAGATAGAACTTCTCATCAAACAAATGTGGTTCCATTAGTTTAGTCTCAACCAATCTACCCATGGTTGCTGCCTTACTGTCATCATCATCTATTTTCTCAGCAAGTACATACTTACGATAATACTTCTTTCTATCAGATGAAAACTCTTTTAGACTAGAAGAGCTATCCATTACGATAGCTCTATATGTTGCTTCTGTTTTTGAATTACCTTTAATCATTTTGTTTTTTGTTTTGTGATTCGTAATATGCTTCTACTATTTGGTCATGCATTCTCCTTACTTCTAAAGGAACACGCTTAAACCACCACCTAACTTCTATCTCGTATTCTCTACCTTGCTCATCTAATCCTCTAGGATTAATAAGCCAGAAGTTGTGGACCTTACCATTAAACTCTACAGAACCCTCATACCAGATTTCTGTGAATGACGAGTTCTTATTGATGGATACTGTTGCTTGTTTCTCTTCCATTATAGTTCGTTTATCTTTTTAGTTGGATTCCACTTATAAGCAAATAATTCATAGCCACGACCTGAGTCTGTTTTACCAATTATTTCGTTTCTTAATTGTTCTGGTGTCAAGATCATGACGTCATCTTTATGAATGACTTCAAAGTCTTGGCCTAGTTTAACACACTCTCTAACTTCTTTTATACTCAAGTCTGCCCACTCTATACTAGAGTCTCTTTCTGGCTTGTACAGTTTTTCTAGTCTCTTTCGCATCTTTTTCTGATTTTGTTTTAACATTGTGACATGTCTCACATAATACCTGTAGATTATCTACTTCACAAAACAGCCTCTCAATGAAATCAGGCAAGTCTTGTGCAGAATTAAGACTTCCTGCTGGGCAAATATGATCCACATTAATCTTCTTATCAGGAAACCAATCCTTACATTGATTACACTGATATTCAAACTTCTGTCTCTTCAAAGGTCCTTTGTATGGACGCTTTGCTTTAGCTTTAGCTTCAGAGATAGGTTTCCACCATCTTGACTTCTGTCTTAGTGCACTCCTGATGAAGGACCAAAACGCTGACTCTGTCAAAGTACCAGAGTTCCTTGTTTTAGGAACCCTGGACTTTTTAACTGGTATCTTTTTTACTATTCTCTTAGCCATAATGTGTTATATATGTTACAAATATACATAGAATTGTAACACGTATTACACAATAACCACACGACCATCAATAACCTGCTTCATGTCTTCAAGACTAGCGATGATATTCTCTACAGTTTGAGGATTGATAGTAGGAAAGTTGAAGTTGTACTTCTTAGCCTCAGCTGCGAATCCTTCTTTAACTTTCTCTGCTAAGTTCTCAAGCTCATTGATAGCATATGCGTCATCAAGTTGCATTGTATCGAAGTCAAGATCATGTAACAACTTAGTAGCCTCGTCACGTGGTACAGTCATAATTGGTAAATACTCATAACATCTACCTTTATGTTGACCAATACCTACTACCTTCATAGGATTGATTAACACTAACATAGACTGATCACCACATCCTACGTAATGAATCTGATCTGCTGTAAAGTGTAAACCAGCTGCTGCACAATCTTGTGTAGACCAGTTACACTTCTCCATAGGCATGCTTACAGGAACACCTACACGAATGTCAAACGTCTTAGTCCAATCATCTGTATAGCGATTCTCTGCACGATTAGGTAGATCAAGATACAACTCTGTCAAGTTACCAATTCTCTCACCATTTTCCTTCTCAATGACATCATCATAACCACCTTCTCCATCACATGTTGGACATACACAATCTTCATCTTCACAGTCCTCACCATAACAATATCCACATTCTGTCCACTCTTCATCATAAAGATCATCCTCGTGTACAATCTTGTATTGACCATTGTCTAAGAATACTGTATACTTATCTGGACTCTTCTTCCACACAGCTTTAACCTTTACATAGCTATTACTTACAAAGTCTACCAACTCAGCACCACCATGTAATGTAACTACGTTACGAAGAGCTGCGAAGAATCCTTGTTTAGTGATTCTGAAGCTGTTATCTTTTAAGAAACGAAACAACTCATCAGCTACCTCAGCACGTGGATTTAAACAACACCACATCCAGAAACGCTTCAAGCCTTCCCAACGCTCATTAACTTCTTCATTCCAGTCTTCTTGAAACAACATGATAAACTCCTCAATAAGAATCTGAGGCATGCTGCGATCAATACC